AGAACCAGTAGGATAAAAGAATACCGGAGAAGTATCTGAAGGTATTACAGGAGAATCTTCTGCTATAAACCTATATATATTTCCATCTGATACGTCTATTCTAACTTCTTGGCTGTGTGATACAGGTGAAGTAAATTGAAAAGACCCTGTAGCTTTATTTGCACCTATAGTATTTAAGCTTTGGTTGTAATGTAATTTGAAATACGGTCTTTTAACCTCTTCAATTATTATATCTGGATTAGGAAAGAATACTATTTCAGAAACGTTTCTTTTTCTAGGATAACACTCAAGTCTTTTTTGCCATCTAATATTAAATCTATTTTGAAATCTAGGAGGTGGTGGTTGAGATATATCTCTTTGGGACTGGTTATTATACGCTACCCTTCCTTTTGCTACACTAACAAAGGTTATCAGTGCATCTCCTTCAGGTACCTTATCGTCTACTTCAATCGAAAATACACGTTCATTTCCAAACCCTATATGGTCGTATGTTTTTACAGGTATTAGGTCTCCATTAGCATCTAAAACCTCAATGGCTATTTCTGCTCCTGGAACAAGATTTCTGGTACCAGTAAAAGATATTAGATTTCTACCAGCAGTTAATTCTTCTGGCACTTTAGTAAAGCCAAAATAGTCATATGAATTACCGCCCTGTTCTGCTATAAAAACAGGAATCGTATCTAATCCCCTGTAATTTATTGGAGAAAAACTTGTAGGTTCTTCAAATCTTAAGATTCTTGCCATGTAAAAAACTCCTAACTTATCAATATATAAATATCATTTAAGTTGGTTATTTAGTACGTTACGTGGCTGTATCCTTTGTGCTGGCTTATTTCTAATATATTATCTGTTGCATCTTTCATTAGGTCTATGTGAGATATTACTATCATGAAGTCAAAATTCAATTTTAAGTAATCAAATAGAGAAAATATAGAATTTAAGTTTGCAGAATCTAGATTACCAAACCCTTCATCTATTGCTAAAAAGTTCGGCCTAGGTAAGTTTGAAACTGTTATCAAGGCCACCCTTATTGCTAGCGAACTAACAAACTTTTCCATTCCAGAAGTCATCTCTAATGCCCATTTTTCTTCATCGCTATACACTATAAACGTATTTATATTTCTACCATCAGTCTCGAATTTGATTGAAAAATCTACTATTTGAGATAATATAAGGTTAACTTCCTCTTCAACATATGGTAATATTTCAGATATTAACTCATAAGGTACCCCATCTCTCTGTATTGCGCTTAGGTAATATTCATACGCTTTCAGTCTTTCTTCTAAATCGTGTGCTCTATCTATAGACTCTAATATGTTCTCAATAGTCTTTTTACAAACACTAATATCGCTGAATGAAGATTGAAGTCTTTCGTTTGTTTCCGATAAATCTTCCTTTATATTGTCTAACTCTAATTCTTTTTTAGATATGTTTTCATTCATTTTATTATTTGAAACAATTGAACGCTTATTTTCAAAAAATTTATCTATTGATGACTCAGTATTCTTTATGGCTAGTTCTGTTGAATTGACATTGGATTCTCTAGTAACCTTTTTGACCTTTATTTCAGACTGGTATTTCACGTGTAAGGCAAGCTTAGATTCTAAATCTAATAGGTCATTTAATTTATTTACTGAAGATTCTAAATTACCTTTTTCTAATTCTAGGCTAGCTTTTTCAGCCAATAACCTATCTGTTTCTAACTTTAGTTTTGGTAGTTCTTGTTTTGCTGATTCTGCATTTTTTACAAAAGTATTATTTTTACAGTATTCGCAGTCTGGATCGTATTCATGGTCGTGCAGTCTATTAACTGTTTCTAGTTTGTTCTTAACCTTTACCTTCATCAACTCAATATTACCAACTACTTTTTGTAGAGTTTTGTCTATCGTACTGTATCTTTTTGAATCATCAGTCAATACAACCTTGTCATATTTTTTTATCTTTTCAGATAGTTCAACAAACAATTTTTTGTTTTCTTCGGTATATTTTTCATATTTTTTTAGTTTTTCATTTTCTTCTTTGAGCTGAGATTTTAATCCTTTCAGTGATTCTTTTAGTGACTCTACACTTTCAGGTACGTCTGAATCTAACCTAATTAGTTTTGACGTATATTCAATAATCTTTTTATTTGCAGATTTTTCAACTTTTAATAATGCTGTTTTTTCTTTCTCTATTTCTTTATACTTATCCTTTAGCTGCTCTAGTAATATATTTTCTTCATGTAGTTTTTGTGAAAAGTCTGTATTCTTAAAGTCTTTTAGAAGTACTTGGACGTCTTTAATCTCTTCATTTGCATAGTGATACAGCTCTTCAAATACACTAATGTCTAAAAATTGCGCTAATAAGTCTTTCTTTTCAGTTTGAGTCTTATCTATAAATCCTGTATTATTATTTTGTACAGATAGGGCCGTTAAAGCAAAATCATCATAGTTTCCTAAATAACCCCTAATATTTTTATTTGTATATACCCTTTGGTCTCCATTTAATGATATAGGATTTCCATCTTCACCAACCATCCAAAAGTCTACATCTACCCTTGCTCCACCGTCTTTTTTTCTTTTTCCTCTTCTTTCTATAAAATAATCAACTCCATCTATTTCAAAATTAAGCTTGCATGTAAAATTATTCTTTTTATTGTTTATTACTGCTGCAGCCATTTTTGTTCTAGAGCACTTATCAAATATACAATATGCCAGGGCATCTAATATAGCTGATTTTCCTGCATGATTTGGTGCAAATATTCCTGTTGCTCCCTTTATACTGTCAAAGTTTATTACGTTATTTTCTCCATAACTAAACATGTTAGAAAATTCAAATCGTTTAGGTTTCCAACTTATATTCCTACCTATTTCAATATCAGGTAAAAGCTTATTCAAATCTCTATTTATATTTCTTACCCTTTTTAATATTGAATCGTCAATTATTGGAAAATTTCTTTCTAAGTGTTCTTCAATAAGTTTATTTTGGTATTCAGCGTCTCTAATATCCTTTGTTATTGCAATGCTTCCTCTAGAGTTATTTGATATATTAGATAGTTTATCTCCTTTTATTACGACGAAGTCGTGAACCCTACACTTTTTTCTTATTTCAATAAGCATTTCCTTTATTTGTGCTTGAGTTGTATTTTCAGTAATAAACCTCAATCTAGGGTATTTAGGTATATCGTCAATATTTGGTAATATCCCATCCTTAACCCTTAGGGTATAATATCCGTAATCATTTACAATATTAAAAAAGGTTGACTTTCTAGTTGCAACGTCCCAAATAACATAACCGTGATTTTCAAATGATTCACCAAAATTTTGTTGTATTAGAGAACCAGCATATGTTACAGTCTCTGCTTTGTTTAGGTGCTGATACTTGTGTATGTCTCCAAGCATTACCATGTGGCAGCCATCAAAAGTTTTTAGTGGTAGATTTTCATCTCTAACAGTATATCCAGCATCTGTTTTAGAATTATTTACTGCTCCATGAAATACACCTATTCTGTTTTTTGACTTAGAATCCTTTGCGTTTGGCCAAGATTCAGAGTCGTCTAACACAGAGTATACTATAAAGTCGACGTCTGCTATACTGTATATTCCACTATTCCTAAGGTAGTGTAAATTTTCATTTGATAGGTTTTCTATTATTGGCGTTAAAGAATCTAATCTAGATTTATTGTTAAGGTTTGCGTCGTGGTTTCCAGCAATTACTACTGTAGGTCTTATGTTTGCAAGCTTATTTAAGAATTCACTAACTATTTGTACAAGCTCAGGACTAATATCTGTTTTTGTATGAACAATATCACCAGCAACATAGATTAAACTATTTTTAGGTAAAAGTTTTGCTTCTTTATATAGTTTTCTAAATACTTGCCTGTATTCTTTATGGCGTTTATAGTTTCTAATATGTACATCGGCAATATGTAATATTTTTTCAACACTCTCAAATCCAACATCAATATGCATTTATCTTATACTCCAGTAATTTTTTAGGCGTTAACTTCTCCACCAAATTTATTATTTTATTAACCTTTCTAAAGCCTAATTCTGATGGGTCTTTTTCGGGTAATTCTAAAAAATGTACATCTATACCATTAGAATAAAAATACTCAGCCATCTTTATAGCATTTTTATAGGCATCTTTGTCTAAGGCTATGTTTACTCTTTTTACGCTTGATTCTAATATTTTTAGTTTTAATTTGTCTAATATTAGTTTTCCAAATAATGGAATACAGTTTCTTTTTACAGCAATGGCATCGAATGCGCCTTCTACTATAGTTATTGGCTCATTCCAATTAACAAACAACTCAAAACCTATAATATCTTTAGATACAGTTGGATTTAAGTGTTTGAAGTTTACATCGTAATAACTTCTACCAGTAAAAAAATTTAGAATTCCATCCTTATCATAACTTGGAATTATTATCATTCCTCCATACTTTCCCTTTTCACAATAACCTATATTATATTTTAATATGTCTTGAGAAGTTATATTTCTATTTTTCAAATAAGTAAGTGCATTTTTAACTTCGGGATTGTTTTTGTTTGCCTTTGATAGTGAAACAAACTCTTGAGGCAGCATTAGGTGCTCATAATTTTTTGATGTGTTAACATTTATTGAACTACCAACTATTTTATTTAATAGGTCATAAAACCTTTTTTCTACCTTTAATTTTCTAAATAATCCCGAAATCTTATGGCCTCCAATACCGCAAACCCAACAGTGCCATTTTTCGCTTATCAAATTTATATTTAACTTCTTTTTATGGTGTTTGCAAAAAGGACAATGAAAGGTTATTTCTTTACTCTTATCGTTTAAGTTTCCTTTCGATAACACAGACTCTAATAACTGAACTAATCTTAACTTATTCATACTATAATATAATAAATTTTTTTGAATCGGAAAAATTATTTAAGCCAATCTTTTGGAATTTCTTTGTCTGCCCAAATTATTCCATGCTTATCACACCAATCTGCATATGTTGTTTTTGAACCCTTTCTTATTTTACCCTTTGGGTTTTGAAATACAATTCTAATATCTAATTCCGGGTGCTGGCTCTTTATCAATAAATGTTTTTTACGGTCTTCTAATACCCACCTACCCTTTGTTTCAACCAATATTCCATTTGGAAGCGTGAAGTCAACCGTGTATTTGTGATGGGTTTCCGGTTTTATATAATCTATTTGTGTATCCTCATACTTAAATTTGACCTTATTTTCTGAAAGTTGGTCTGCAACTCTGTGTTCAAACCCACTTCTATAACCATGTTTTATTGCGGCTGCTCTAGCCTTACTTATTTTTCTTGCCATATATTTTTCTATGTGTCGTAACGAACAACTAGTGTTGTATCATAACCATCTTCTTTTCTTAACGCTCTTGAAAGTTTTCCAACAGCCAATAATTGTCCTGCTTCATTATATAAACCTACCGTAGTTATATAAGGATCCCAGTCCGTTTCTGTAACAAATTTAGCTATTTTACTATCTCTAGAACCAGTAGCAGTTTTTTCTATTATGCTAGGATTCATAGTAAAATTATATTCACCTCTTTTTATAGGTAGAGTATATTCATGTTCCTGTATTTTGTAAGTATTTCTAAAAGACATTGTGCAGTGTTTAGCTATTCCTGCGTAAGAGGTTGATGGATGAGTTATGGTTGTTAGTCCATGCTCATAAAATGCGTTTCCTACGTATGGAGTACCGTTAGGGCAATTATATAGGAATTGAATTTGGTCAGTATTAAGATTTTTATCAAATATCCTTATTTCATCTAATGCTCCAGATAAAGGTCTCATAAACTCTGTTATTAGCTCTCTTTGTGGATGCCCTCTACGATTTATGAATATGTCTCCAGCGTCATTTCGTAAAAATCTTCCTGATTGTGTTTGTCTAGTTGCAAGGCCAAAGAATATATCATCTCTATTTCTCATCTGTCCTTCGTCTTTAGATATTATTTCGCATTCTTTTACATTGTTAACATATAACTGTAAATAAGAACCAGATTTTTGATAAACGACATGGTTCCAACTTTCAGTAACAGCCGTTGAAGAACTAACTCTAAATAGATTTATTCCATCGTTTCTACGACCAACAAGTTGTCCAGGGAATCCTACTACTCCGCCTGAAAATAATGAGTACTGAAATGTTTTTAGTGCTGTCATGCTGCCTGTAGTTGTTCCAGTTGTTGGTACAACTAATTGCCCTACGCCAGGATTTTGGTGAACACCCGTTGTTGAACCACTTACTACCGATGATGCATTAGGAGCGTTTCCTGGATTACCATCATTAAACAGCCTAAAGGCATTTGTACCAAGTATAGTATCAAGGGATTGCGCGTAATTATCCACTCCATTATATAATCCAATATATCTTCTTACTGCTCTAGCCGCAGTATCTCCAGATGTTGGGGCGTAACTAAATGATGGGTGAGAATCTATTACCTGTAATGATTTTGAAGCTATTGAAAATATATCATGGCTTCCTGAAGAATAGTCTGTAACCTCATTTAGCGGTATTGCGGTTGTACTATGTGTTGTGTATGCACCTAGTTGTGGTGGAGTATTTGAAGCACTATACCAATAAAACACATGCCTCTCATAGCTTTCCGTTTGGCTTATAGGTATTGCACTATTCTCCATGGCATTTTGGCCTGCTTGAGTATCTCCTAAAGTTGTAGCTATGATATAACTAGAAGTAAACATTGAGGCTAAACTATACGTACTTTTTCCTCCTGAAAGCTTTGCTAAACCAAATATATTGAACGTATTGTTATTTGTATTGATCGCACCAAAATCTCCAACAGTTTTTCCTTGATGTACCTCATGATTTACACTACCTCTTAAAGATGATGAGAAATGAACGTAGGCTCCCATGTTGGCGTTATTGGTTATTGGTTGAGCACTAGCACTTATTAGTAACGGAAAATGATTTCCAGAAGCCGTATAGCCAAACAGTATTCCTTGATTTACTCTTGCTGCAGCTGCACTTGCCATTGTTATAGCTGAAGAAGTTATTGAGCCATGAAAACTAAGAGTAGGATAAGTATCTTGTCCACCAAAGTCTCCAGATTCAGTTGTTACAGTAAATGTAACTGAGGTACCTGTTCCATCCTTTAGCTGAAAAAATGCAGACTGTGAAGGTCCAAATTTGAATGGGTTATTTCCAACACCTATCCCTCCTGAGAAATTTGACGTTGTTACTGGCGCATTTGGTCCTGATGGGTGAAATGACCTAGACTGAAAAATAAAGTTGTTTCCTGTAGAACCAGTAGGGTCATAAGAATGTAAAATTAGGTCGCCACCAAAGGTATAAGATGCGGATATCGATCCCAACTTAGCAGCAAATTGTGCATTAGCGTTAGAACAGGAATTTAGGTTCCCAACAATATTTAGAGCCAATCCATCTACACTAGATGCTGTGTGAACAAATATAGTGTCTGCTGTTGAGTTAATTCCAGGATCCAAATATGGAATTCCACTGTGTGCAGAACCTGAAAAAGAAAATGAAACAGCATTGTTTATATCGTGTCCAATAATAAAACTTGCAGTATTGGGATGTGGTGAACCAGCTACTGAGCAGCTACTCCATAAATTTTTCCAACCAGCTAAAGTTGCTTGTGGAATAACTAAGGATGCAGTAGAAAAAGAGTGAGTTGCCTTATTTCTTATTCGTATACTACCTGTAGCCGGTCTTAGGTTATTGTAAAATCGTAGACTCATTTGGTCTACAGGATTTGTTCTTTGGTTATATGAAACAACATCAAATGGAAACTTGCTTCTCCAACGGTGACCAACTTGATGGTCTATGTGGTCTCCTTGTCCTGTAGTCATTACATAATTAAACAGGTTTGTTGTGTCAGATTGAGATGTTGGAAGATTTATCCAAAAACTAAGAGCAAAATCTTCATCTTTTCTAAAGTCTATGTTAGGGTGTTTTTTAGCCCTAAAATAACTGTATACTGATGGGTCATATATATTTCCTCCTTTAACTCCAGTAAGCATTAAGCCTGTTCCATGCTTTGATTGGCTTCCAGTATTGAAATACATTGTATGCCCTCTAGTATCAGTTGCATATCTAGATTTATCTACTAATATATCACTAAATGCTGGACAGTGTCCTCCTACATGGTGTTGGTGGTAAGGATATTTTTCGTTAAATCCAACGTGAAAAACAAGACTGCCAGTCATTGACCTATACACTCCAAGCGGTTCACTAAAACCTCCTGCATTTAAGTCGTATATGTTTCCAACACCGTCATCTCTTAATTCTAATGAACCCGACTTTATTATGATAGAGGTTTGATACTCTGTCGTTTCCATTATTTTATCGCCAAAAAGTCTTTGTGGAACAGATATTACCTGGGCTTCTGAATTTAATTCCCTAAATTCGTTGAATGTTGGTTCAACACAAAAGGTATTAGATAAATCTCGCGTAGACCTATAATACATGTGTTGAAGAGAGTCGTGAACAGACCTTTTTACAAAATTATTTGTTGTTGTTTCTTCGCTACCAGATAAAAATTCATTTCCCTTTATTATATGGGTTACTATTTGACCTGGTCTAGGTACAGTCGAATCCTTTAGAAAAGAATGCTGGTGTTTTGCGTCATAACCAAAAACATCTGCTTGCTCGATATGGTTGTTTACCGCTGAATAATCTGACAATAAGAACGTATATTTTTTATGAGCAGTATACGGAGATATTACAATGTTGTCTTTAGGAATTTTCTTAAATATTGACATACCATCACTAACCTATCCTAGTACTCTAGCTTTACTCGTATTAACGCCTCTCTATTATATGACTTTAATAGTGGCTTACTCATCTTTGCCACAGCTAATAGTTCATTATTATCATTATACATTCCAACCGTTGTTATATAAACCTTTGGGTCTTTGAAGAACGATGGATGAGTAAACGTTCCTTGGGATCCAGAAGTAAAGGATGGATTATTACTAAAGTTGTAATCTTGGTTTCTTACTCTAATAAAGTAGTGTGTTGCATGCACTGTTTCTTTATTTCTAGCTGCAAAATATGCTGAACCACTTAAAGCATTGTAGAAGGCAACAGTGTTTTGATTTGACATCGTAACAGGTGTTGCACAATAAGCTTCAGATTGAGAAGCAACGAAAAGGTTTATTTCACCGTCTATACCCTCAGTATCAAGTATTAGAACACCATTATCAGGATAAAATAATCCATATTCAGTAGGTGTTCCACTAGTAGTAGTTAAACCGTTAGATATTGTACCACTAACAATTTTATATACAGTACCTGCCTCTGAAATAGTTCCGTCAGAAACTGTTGAATCATCTATTAGTTTTATTATAGAATGAGAAGGTACTATTCCTTGAGAAGGTACGTTACCAACACCAAATCCACCAATGTGGAGCTCCCAGTTCGCTGGGTCTAATCTTTCCTTTAGTCTACTTCTTTGTACATTGATAAAGTGGAACTGTGTTAAGTCTGAAGGTAATGAACCAGACCTGTTTGTTAGGGTAAATCTATCGTCTCCAGGAGATAATAGTAAATTAGTATATTGAGAGTGTAGCGCTCTAGTAGGTGTGAATCCTTCAGTTGCATATTGCGGAACTTGGGAACCTGAGCCTTTTGCGTGGCCGTATCCTATTGAAAACTGAACCTCTCTGTCGGCATTTTCTGCCTGCGATTCTCTATAAATGTCTAAGTAATATTCTCCAGAAGATTGACTTTGTATGGATGAGGTATGAAACTCTCCAGCAGTTAGTACACCATCTTGATTTGAAAATAAAGCAGCTGTTACTGTATCAGTGTCACCACTATCTACAATATCGTTTCCACCAAATCTTGAATATATTGGCTGAAGTACTGGTTGTGTAGGTCTTCTTCGTACCTGTCTTATTCTTGGTAAATCTCTTGTTCTACCTACTCTTTCCACCTGATTTCTTCTAGGTGAACGGTTCATTTTATCACTATATCTAGCCATTTATTTTATCTCCTATTAGTATAATGCTCTTTCTAAAACATTACTACTTAAATTTTCTTTGTTAACTGTGACTGTAACTGTTACCACACCACCAGTTTCATTTCCAATTATAGTAATAGTAGCAGTCTTAGTTTCTATAGGCTGAGGTTTTGCAACAACCTGGAACCTTTTACCAGAAACAGAAATAGATTTAGTAGAATCTCCTGAAAAATCTGCAACTGTAGGGTTATACCTAGAATCTATTCCTCCTCCAGGAGCAACATTAAGATAACAAACATCTGTATCAGAAAGTATAGCAGTATATCCATACGTAGCATTACCATTTGCAAAATTTGTTGTCGTAGGAGATATTAGTGCACTTTGTCCTGCACTGGTAAGTGTTAATGATGATGGGACAACGGCAACTGTAGGCATTCTTGCAATATTTTTAGGCAAGGTTACAAGTTTATATTTACAAACCTGAGTTTCATCTGGTACAGCCTCTACTAATGGTAAAGCCTCTATCGCTTGGCCATAATAATTACTTCCAAGAGAATGATTAACATCCCAAAGATTGTAATCTATTTCGTCATCAGCCAATGCAAACTGTGTAATCTCAAAAAATTCAGATCCTTTTGCAAGAAGCTCTCTACCCTTTTTAGTAAGAATTGCGTCTACTGTAATTGTTGTTTTATCTAAGTATCCCATGTATTTACTCCTATCTATTTATTCATATATAAATATATCTTTAAGATAATTTTATTAACTTCCTCTGTTAAAGTTTCTACCTCTTGGTGTTGGTGTGGCTCCTCTTAAATTTTGTCCAACAGGTCTAGAAAACTGTCTACCAACCGGTCTTTGAGATTCTCTCTCTGCTAATGTCTCTCCAATCCCTTCTCCAGCCGTCAATATTCTACCGTCTGCGTTTTCATCTGCTGCTACATATTTGTATGGACTAACATCATAGAACTCTATTACTGGTCCTCCATCGACTGTTTGTGCTGATTCCATATTAAAATCTGAACCGACGAGTTTGCATCCATTAAAATAAAGATTCATTAGTGGTGTTTGCCTAAAGTCTTGATATTCTGCCGATTCACTTAAACTGTGACTAGGTATAGAACCAGAAGGTACGCTCGATCCATCGTATACTGGGAATCCATTTCCTCCTAGTATTGTGGAGTTACCCCAATTTCTTATGTGTCTTTCTGGTATTGCCTTATTTATAGATTGACTAAAAGCAGATGCAAAGTAATATAAATTTTTATATTTTTCAAAAGACTTTCTAGATTGACTGATAAAAGGAACATATATTTCTGTTGTTGCCTTTCTGTTTAATCCGTATCTAACGTGTCCATCAGTTACGTCTACTGCGGATGAAGCTGTAAAGTTATCATAATTATATCCTACTTTTCCGTGTTTTGGGTGTTGGTGAATGTATCCATTTGGAGGAGTATGTATTGTCATTCCCCAGCCATCTCTTCTGTAATACGCATTCCATACTTTTGCTCCATCTTCTGCAACACCTGCTGTAGATGTTGGAAACTCTACTGTTGTATGTATATACCTGCTTCCCTCTCCTCTTAAGTCATATCCAAATTTATCGTATTTGTAGTCTCCTTCTAGTTCACCAACAGTTCTATTGTCTAGACCTCTTTCTGCCTCTTTAGAATTTTGTGGTCTAAAGTTTCCTTTTGCTATGGCAGCATTAGAATGAGATGGAGTTAGAGTAAATCCTCCCATCCTAATTCCTTTGGTATTATCAGAGCTCTGTTTTTGTTTTAGTCCTGTATATGTAAACGGACCAGATTCTCCTGCAGAATATCCAGAAAGTGACATAGAGTTAAACACGCCTATTTCTCCTTCAAGTACTACTTGGTCAAATCTATGTGGTTGAGGTAAATCTCTAACAGCATAATCTGTTCTACTCATACTAGGATATTTTAATATTCTAGGCCTCTCTAACAGGTGAGGTTTAACTAATAATCCTACTTGTCCTTTTGCCCGTGCAGGTATAAGTTGTCTAACTGTTCTAAATAATGAGTCGTCAAAATATCTAAGCATTTTCAAGAACATAAAGAAATCTGGATTACCACTGTGTTTTTTCCAATAGTGATCACTTATTCTTTTTAGCATACTATATTTTTTTAAGTACGTGTCTCTAGGGTCTCCTACAAAATCATCATATTCAAACGGTCCTAATTCTTGTGCTATGTCATTATCTATTTCATCTGTTGGTGAAAAGTAAACTCCTAATTTATTAGAATCTAAAGGGTTTTTATCATCAGAGCTAACCTCTCTTTTCATAATAGGATGGAGGTTTCCTTTTAACTCATTTGTTTCTATTCTTATTTTTTCAGAGTAAGGTGCTGGGCCTATGCTTCTAGGCATTAGAGTAAAGTATCTCTCTTCTTCTTGGCTATATCCAAATTCTGAACCAGGACTATTTGGATAGCCATATAGGTATCCTGCCGCTGGCAATTGTACGTTTCCTGCTCCTCTAAATTTAGGAGTTTGGTTTGGTTGACTAGAACTAATGACATAACTATGAGATATATTATACTTTGCTAAATCTGCTCCCATTGACCACCTACACAATAAAGTACCGTAAGAAGCAGTGACTCCATTTGCAGCTATAGATAAAGGAGACTGTACATGATAATTAAATATTGATTCTGATAGTGGAGTGTGCCATAGCCTAAACTCTTGCATTGAACCAGAAAAACCAACAATGTTTCTAGTTGGAGTATTACTTGCACTTTTGAATAAGAAATCGTCTCCAGCAAATGATTCTGTTGCTCCTCCTAAGTAGTGTCTTAGTGTAGTATTGTCGTTTGCGTTTACTATAGAACTTCCTATACCTCCCCAACCTCTATTGTAACTCTTTGAAGGTTCTCCTAGTGAACCAGATATACTTAAACTAGAACTTACTGCCCAATTTATTCTTCCAAACCTAGAGTAATCAGACATCTTTTTACAATATAGTTCATATAGCATGTCTTGGTCTTCATGGGTCTCTATTCTAACCGAAGAGGTAAATGCCAAAGAAGTACCATCTCTAGAAGGGTCTCTCCTATTTAACATTACACTCCACCAATCGTTATCGTAAATAGGTGCCCAAGCAGTTGATGCCGTCACATATCTATGTTGATGATTTGGACCAAGAGAACCTGACCTAAGTGCAAAATTTACCCTTCCGTAAACGCTTTGAGATTCATTTGGCTTTAAAGAACTAGTATGTTCTGCCCATATAGCTAAACTACCACTATATGTATTCCATAAAACCATATCTTTTTTATTTTCTAATTTATCAGGAATATTAAATCTAAATTGTACCGTATCTGGGTATCTAACCCTACCAAATGATGTAGAAGCAGGCGACCATGAACCAGTAATTACAGATGCCTCATCAAAATTTTGTGAATATGAAAATCTGTCGTATATATTTTTAGAGTGTCTACCTGGTAGTTTTTGTGGTCCACCATACTCGTGTATTCTAAGTATTGTAGAAGGTAATCCATAAATATTTATTATAGACCTAATACTTTCTTCTGTTCCCTTTGTTTTTAATATGTATGGAAGATTATTTAATATTCTTTTCCATAATTCTTTACTTATGTTATCTCTAGAAAAAGATTGAGATTTTTGAGATTCAACGGCATATGATATTGACTCTGAAAAATTAGCAGTCATATTATTATGAGATGCTCCAAAACTTCCGCTTCCGTCTGTACCAAAATTATATGCCCATAGGTCATCAAAATCAAACCCTTGAAAAGGCAGCCAACCAAAAGACTTAAGGACTGGTTCCAATAGCTTTTTCGGCAACCCTTCATATAATGGGTGCTCTCTAGAATGAATATCCAATAAGTGCTTTGTATATAAGTAATGTTGGTCGTAGTGGTCTGCTACCATTTTAACAAACCTTACATATTTATCATTATCCTCAGAAAATCTTATATGTGCAGGTATAGTTTTTATCAGAGCATTGTCATTGTGTTCGTCATATCTTGATGCAGAATAAAGTACACCGGTATTGTAGTAGTCTCCAGTAGGATTATCTACCTGACCATACCAAGACTTAAACAGTTCCGAATCAGACGATGCTAATACATATGGTTCTACTGTTGTTGTTTTTGGCCAAGAAAAAGGAATAAACTCTCCATAAGAATTACTAACATAAGATTGAGAAGAATAGTATAGGTGCTCCTCAAAATCATCAAACGTACCTATTAGTTCGGTCTTTTTACTTTCAAATTTAAGTTTATTTTGTAAATAATGATATGAACTAGTCGCGCCTGTTCCTGCTAGCCCAATTAAATTACTTGATACGTCTGCTATATTACTATCATATGTTTCCAGTAATCTTATTTTATACTTAAAGATTTCAAGTTTATCAAAAACAGATCCAAAGTGTACAACATTCTTAAACCCATCATATGTATCATCACCAATTTGTTGTGGTATATTAAAGTCTATATTTATCCTTACATCACCAAAACTTCCACTATATAATTTTTGAAAAAGCCTATTTTGATTTGTTTTATCAGATGTTGCTAGTATATCTTGTTGGCTCATATATCCTGTTGGAGTTGGTGGATTGTATTCCGCAGGTATAGAGAAATCTGGTGGAGCAAGTTTGTTAGACGAAAAACCAACCTTATTAACCGTTAATTTTATATCTTCTACTATCGGTTCAGCAACACTTTGAACTATCCACAGTTTATCTCCTTCTTCTAAAATATCTGGAAGAGGTTCATAAAGCTTAAATACCACTGAGTGTGGAAATGTTGGATATGATTCATAATCAACTGCCCAATTAACAGCCAATACCAAATTATCTTCACCAAAATTTAAGACCAGGTCTGGCCAGTTTGTGTGAGCAGATAACTCACTACCTTCTATTCTTTCACCTAGCTCTATTAAATCATCACCTACCTCTGTATCGTCTCCTACTGGTCGTATTCTAATTTCCTTTCTATCATTTGATATTTCATCGATAAATAAGAGGTTATTTGGGTCTCCTACAAGAGCACGTAAAAAATTATATTTTATTGTAAATGTACCAGACTGGTATCCCAACGACCTAATGTCTCCATGAATATTAAGCTTTATTGCTGGAGCTTCTTGGTTGGTTTCGCTTTGATCTGTAGAATATGTTTTTAGATTGTACTCGCTCTCTAAAGTATTTTCACCGCTTTTTACGTGAAATTCTACATAATCAGTATGCTTGCCTTTCCCAAAATTTGTAAAGATAGTCTTTGAACTTAATAGTTCTAAGTCTTTTGGGTCATATACTGGTAATCTTTGTGTTGACATACTTGTTCTTATCCTAAGTTATTTGTAAGTTAGACCAATCTCTTGGCAAACCTCTTGCAGCCCTGTGGTCAAAGTATTCTTGTTCAGTTGCAAAAGAATATGTGACTCCTCCTGGAGAATCAAAGTACACTGTTGGGCTATCTGCATCCTTTCTATATACTCCTCCAACTGTTCTAGTTATTTTAGCGGCATCTGATATTCCTCCATCAATTTTGGTTACAGGGTTTGGATTGTCTCCGCTGGATCTAACCGACTGCTGAGCTCCGCCAGGTATTTCAACCCATTCTCCACCGCCTCTTTCTCCTTCAGCCCATCTTAATTGTATCCATCTTCCTTCGCCTACAATATAGTCAAAGTAGTCATCAAATTTAGAAACTCTTTCGTCATGGTCTTCGTCTCTAACATAATTTCCAGTAGGTATATAAACTACTTCTTCACCAATAGTTTGAGGAGTTAACTCGTTCAGTAAACCTCCTAAAACATTTACAAAATATGACTTAGAGTTGGTTGTTCCTTTTTCATTAGACACTTCAACGTGGTATCTACCTCTTTGCTGTAGCTGCATATTTGTAATCCTAAGGACTTGGCCAGTTCCTACAACCTGGTCTCTAGCATTACCTATGCCGTCAGCATTAAATTTCCACGTGTAAGTTAATCCATCAGTTACCCTAGTACCTACTTCATTTACATAACTATATCCCTTTGCAAAAAGTACTAATGTATTATTTGCGGCTATTTGTAATGATGGCTCTCCAAGTTCAGGAAGTACTTGTATAGAATATCCATCACTGTACTGTCCGTCTAAAGTACCGAAACCAGGATAGCATTGTACAAGCTGTATAACGGGTGCCTGTTTTGGTTTTGTTATTTCTTTTGGAACACGTTTAAGCTGAGTGATACTTGTGTCTACAATACCAATATAACTATTTGCTTGCCAAACGTGTTTTACTAAAGGGACGACATAATCATTATCAGAAGATCTAGCACTGTTTTCGGGTGTAGACATTATTACACCAAACCTGGTCCTATTTACCTTCGTGGTTGGTACCTGTGTTCCATCTTCTGTTTTAGATAGACCACCAGTACTTGGGTCAGCTCCATTTACTTCGTAACCCTGAAGTTGTACAAAGTCAAAATCTTGTAAATCAACCGCTCCATCATAAGCCGTAACTGTATCTGTTGTTGCTGTAAACGTTACGTCATTTCCATCTTCTTGTGTTTTTTGTATTTTTACAGGGCTCTCAGGCATCGTTTTACCTAACACCTGATCCATATTATGGGTTTTTATTCTAGGCTTTCTTGCCGGTGTAAACCTTGAAGCTAAAGATTTTTTTCTACGCATTACCATAATATTATCTCACTACCTTAAACAAATAATCTTTATCATAAACTCTTTCTAAAAATGGAGAATCCATTGAACCGCTTATTACCTTAAATAAAAACTTATACCTTCTTCCTGAATAAAACTGATCCATCCATAAGTCTACATAGTTTCCTTGATTATCACAGTTTATTTTTGTACTAGCAGTATTAAATGGTACTATTGTCTCTCCTGTTAGAGCATCTTGTATAGAATAATAACTTGAACTAGGTAAATATTTTACAGCCAATTCTGCTGAGACAGTATCATATGTTTTTGTAGGATATTTTTCTCTACCAACAATTCTAAATCTTTCTTTACTTTGTCTCTTATATTCTCTTCTGTTATTTTTAATATATAATAAGTTATGTTTTCCTATATCTAAAGCAGAGAGGCTGCCTGTTTCAAATGTTGTATCATCCCATTCGACAACTAATCTAGGTTGGTAAATGGTATGAGTGTCTGTAGAAAAGAATTGTAATGTACCATAGTCTACAGAATTTTGCTCTTCGTTGGTGTTTCCTGTCTGTGTCGATCCACTTCTCAATACTATGAAGCCTTCATTTGGGTTGGTTCCAGTTATCCAGTCATTTACCACGTTTGTAACGTTCATTAAAACGTCGGTATCTTCATAATCAAATGTTTGATATACAGAATTATAGTTTGACCCAGTAAACCAAGTACATCCACCACCAGTAGTTGTAAACGAACCTGTTGTTCCAGGGTTATATGATGAAGTTGACCAAACATTTCCGTATTGTGTTTCTCCGTCTCTATATTTCCAGCTTACTCCTTCTTTTTCAAATGATAGGGCTCCTCCTGCAGTTATCTTTTTTGTTTGTTTTCTGCCCTTACCCATTTCCCATGATTGAGATACTGGAAAAGCCTCAATACCATATTTTACAGCTAAAGCCTTTGCGTTTGACGTATATAATTGTAAAGAATATGTTGGATTTGTTATTGACCCATTAACTAATGACTTAGATATGTATGACAGGTCAAACTTTATTAGTATCCTAGAATTAAATATGTTTGAGGTACCTGACGAAGATATTGTCTTTTCTAACTCTAATATTTCATCCAATCCACTATTAAGGCTTTCTGACCTCTCATATATTGTTGAATCTTTCTGTGCTGTTATTGAGTAATACATCTTTATCTCCTAGTACGTTACCACCCTTCCTTTAATATCTAGAGCAGGAAACTTTACTTCAAATATTGCCGGGTCCTGAGATGGGTATATAATTTTATTTTTTGTTGCTTCTGCAATATCATAGAAGTTGCCAGAATAACCGCTTTCTGCTTCATGTTTGCAATATACGTCTAGGTCTTGTACGGTTTGTACACCCTCTATTTTATCTATTTCTGTTGCTAAATTTGCTAAGAATATAGGCTCATTAAATTGCCACTTTCTAATATCAAATATCTCAGCAAGTCTTCTACTTGCCTTTAATATTACTTCTTGTGAATTGTATCCAGGTAAAGTTATTATAGAGTATTGTATTCCTATATTTATTATGAACCCATCCTTTATATTTATGGCGTCAGTAAGCATTCTAAACTTACTCAAGTAATTTCTTATATTTTCCTTTGTTGCAGCATTTGCTTGTGTCAAGTTTCCATTTTCGTTATATGATAGTAGATATATATTTAATGCTAAAGGATTTGCTACTTCCTCTCCTGTTTCTACTTTAAGCTGTTCGTCTTGCACTATAAATGCTTTGGCAACGTTTCCAAACCTAGCTGGCATTGAATACAACCTAGCAATAAAATCTTCTCTAGTAACTGCTCTATGCTGGGTAGCTGCAAAAGCCATTGCATTTTGTCTTATTTCTTCTACTGATTCAAACCCTTTTCCTCCAGTTGCAGGTATAGGATTACTAACGGCAACAGATTTTTTTACAAATTGTACAGTTGCCGCAGATAAACCGTCGGTTTCCATAGTAAATGAAATACCAGTTATTTCTCGTATAGTTCCAGCTGGCACGTTATCTTTTATACCTCCTCCAACTACGTATTTGAATTGTAATGTTTGATTTGCTGGAGCTTGACCATAAGCTCTAGTAAACATTGCGTTAGAAGGGTCCCAAGCATTGTCCATTGCTGAAACATTTCCATAAGGCAAATTTAATCCCATATTATTTGGATTAGGAACTATCAATTCATCTGCAACATTAGAGTTACCGGCACCAAACATTATTTCAGTCCCTAGGTCAGCTGTTATGTTTACTTGAAATCTTCTACCAGTTTTTCTTAGCTTTAACAAGTAAGGTGTTTCATCTCTTAATTTAGAAAATTCAGGGTCTATTGTTTTAGTATTTTTTACCTCTTCATATACCATGTTTTGGGCTATATAGTCTACCTCATACCATCTATTACCTTCTTGGTCTCTACAGTCAAGAACCTCTATAACATTATTGTCTCCAATTAAAACCTTATCATATTTTTTAGGAGATTGAAAGGAGAAAGTTTTATATTTAACTACTCCTGATTTTGCTTCTACTTGTTTTTTCAAAAGATATGTTTCAGGATTACCATCAGAGTCTATCTTGTATATTGAAACGTCTGTTGGATCTACTGAACTAGAAAAATTAAAATCTACTGGCTGAAGTGTGAAAAAGGGAGTTGCAGCTGTTTTTGTTTGGGCCCTCAGTCCTTCATCAATAATTGGTGCATATCTCCAATCTGGAGCCGCTGTTGCTCCTGTTCCTTGTACAGGTAATAATACATAAACATCTAGTGTTACTCTTGATGGAGCAGATTGTAGTGGTTTATATCCTACGCCTCTAGCAATATCCATAACATTTGACCTTTCTTGAGCATGCAACAAAAGGCTTTCTCTTAAAGAGTTATCAATATAAAAAGAAAGAACATCTCCAACATATGCCGACATCTCAACAAACATTTGTCCAGGAGAAGACTCATTAAAATCGTTTGATATATCAGGAAAGTACACCTGCGAAAAGGTGTTTAGCTTATCTTTGAATCCCTTAAAATCTATATTTAGATAGTTTACATCCTTTGTTTGTAGCTTTTGTCCACTCATATTATATATCCTTTATCTCTATTACAATTTCTTCTTCATCAATTGTATTATTTACTAAACTAATTTTTAATATGGCTAATATTCCATGGGTTGGGTCTACTAAACCTGTTTGGCCAAACCTAGGCACAGTTACTTCTAATGTATTTATTACAATATATGGTAACCACAATTCAACAGCATCTCTAATCTCTGTTCCAACCTTTTCTCTAAGCGATTCAAAATTTGGTTCAAATAGATAGTCTCTTAGGTTTGTTCCAAACTGAGGATGATTTATTCTTTCACCTTTTCTTGTTAGTAATAGATTTTTTATATTTGCTATTGCAGCATCTATAGAAAAAAATGTCAAGTCAAATGCTGATCCATCTCTACCATTCATTGGAAAATTTACACCAAGAGCAATGTCTTCGTTGTCGTCAGCTACAGGACTAGATATTATTTCTCTTCTTATGTTTGCCATTATTTATTTTTTCTTTTGTTATCTATTGCTTTCATTAATGATCTGTAATCTCTTGTTAAGGCCTTTCCTACTTCTTCGGGTACTTCAACATGTTTTCTATCATCTGGGGCCATTTGTTGTGCTGTTGGTTTTCCTCCAAACATCTGATCAGGCGATTGCATTCCCATCATTGCAGCTAGACCGGCCTTTCCTCCTTGGGCATGATTTGCGTTTAATGTTTTTCCTCCCATAGTTGGCCATGCATCATTTGCTGTCTCGTTTAATACGTCATTCAATACAGGGTTTTTTGTAAAACTCTGTTTTGATTTATTGCCGTTAAATAGGGTGTCTGCATGAGACATCATGCTTGTAAATTCTTCATTTGTAGAAGTTTTCTTTCCAAATTCTTCTTTAAGTACAGCCTTTACCTCTGCTCTAACTGCTTCTCTAATTATTTTAACTAAATCAGATTTTTTCATAAAATATCTCCTTTATTAGTATACTATTATACGTTATATAAATATAAAGAAGGAGGAATTATATTCTATAACCAGGTAGTAGTTGCACCTGTTACTGTTTGTGTTGCTGTTCCCGATGCAAACCACGGTGAAGTGACTGCCGCTAGTGCTGGGCCAAGCGATCCTTCTGTAGTAACGTTATCTATGTTTACCTGCTCAAAACCCCTATAATTAAGTGGTGGTTTAGCTGCCCATAGAGGCAGCATTCCTGGAGCCATAGAGACAGCAAAAATACTTACTGCTGCGTTCATAAACTTTTTACCATTGTCATTGTTTTCGTATGCTAACATGAAAAGGCCAAACATTGCCTGTTTTGCAACAGTATTTGTTAAAGATGGAGGGGTTGGGTTTCCATAACCAGCAAAATAAGCATTTGCCCATGCGTTAGCAAAGTCAAACCTTGTATTAGGCTTGCTTCTTTCAAGACTGTTTATATTTGCTATGAATGCTCCTGGATTAAATGCCATATCTATAGTGTGAAGTTTTGTGCGCTTAAAATGTTCTTAGCTTTGTTTTTAATTGCAGTATATGATGCTGCGTTTATTGGAGGTCCTGAAGGGCCATTAGGTGTTGGATGCGTTTCTTTTCCAAGAGCATCACACAACTCTTCTATTAGTGCGACAAGCGTATCTCCAAGAACCATCTTTTCCTCTGCATCTAGCCCTAAATATATACCAGGACTATTTATTATGGTATCTTCTCCTGTGTCTACATTAAATGTACCATTAGTAGATA